AACCGTTGTAGCCTTGCCAAACAAAAGCGCCAGCACCGCCTGATTCTTGGAGTAAACCAAATAATGCTTCGGATGCTCCTCCCTGAGATATGCGAATGCCAGCATATGCTCCAGAAGCACCTCCGCTAACTAAAGACAATATTGCATTTGCGCCGTTATAACTTGTGGCGTTATAAGAAGGTGTTGCCGTTGATGCAATATATGTCGCTGCTGCTGTAGCCCCGCTTGAAACCTGTAATTTGTAGCCAACAGAACTTGTCCCAATACCCAACCCTGTGCTGGTCAGGCGCATTTGTTCGGAGTTGCTTGGGCCAAACCATTTATGAATTCCTGTGTAATCAATACTGTAAAAAGGCGTAGAGCCATCAGCACTTAATTCAAGGGCAATATTAGCGCGGCTGTATTGAATAAATCCAGAAGAAACTCCACCAGCAACCAAAGAAATGCTTGGATTACCACTAGTATTGGTTGTAATACTTAAAGCGCGGTTTCCTGTTCCAACCAAGCCAAAGTTCGTTCCATCAAACGTAAGCGCAGACCCACTGGTAGCAACTTTAGAGCCGTTTAAGTACAGTACACCGTTAGCTGTGCCGCCGGAGAGGGTGACGTTACCGGATGCTGACAACGTGGTAAAAGCGCCAGTGTTCGGGGTTGTTCCACCAATTGCGGGAGGAGCAGAAAGATCAAGCGTCCCGCCTAATGTCAAATTTCCAGAAGTGGTGACAGTTCCGGTCAAAGTCAGTCCGTTGACCGTTCCGGTTCCACTCACAGAAGTGACTGTGCCCAACGGGTTAGCCGCCCAAGAAGTGTTCGTCCCATCAGTAGTGAGATATTTTCCTGAGTTTCCGGTTTGACTAGGAGCCAAGGCGTTAAACGCATCCGTAGCCGTGGTTTTGCCTGTGCCGCCATAACCAATCGCCAAAGTGCCAGCCAAAGTTACAGCGCCATTTGTAGCCGTAGAAGGCGTCAGTCCAGTTGATCCGGCACTGAAAGAAGTTACTGCAACAGAGCCAGGTGTTACGTTTTTCCAATATTGAGCAGTTGCGTCATACTGGATTAGGTTTCCATTGGCAAGAGTTGTAAACTGAACGTTAGAGTCAGTGCCACCCAAAACTGAACCAGGCGTGACACGAATTAAAACAGACCCATTACCAGCGTTTCCAGCGTTAATAACAGCGCACATTTGCACTTTGACGCTTGGTGCAGTTGGTTGCGTGGCAGTCAAACCTCCAACCACAGTTGGGTCGTACCAAAGAATGTTCCCATCACTAAAAGCAGAAGTATCAAAACCCCTTAATGTGCCTTCAAATTGAATAAGACCAAATCCATTGGCAGCAATGCTTTCAGCAGCAATGCCCATAATGTAAGAGCCATCAGTTACTCCGTTTGCGGGAGCACCAGTCACCACACCAGAAGCACCAACGGCTCCGGTGAACATGACAACTTGACCTTTAGTAATTGCTGAAGTTGCTTTAATGTAATAAAACTGGTCTTCACCAATACGCTGAACAACATTACCACCAGCCATTCCCAAGCCAAGGGTGTTGTTTCCATCCCAACCCAGTTGACCAGCCGTTAAAGTCGTGGTGTAGGAAGTGTCAAAAGTAACATAATCAGCAATAGCAATTCCACCAGTAATCCCAGACATTGAGGTAATGTCAGAGTTAGCACCAGAGGCAGCAGCACCCAAATTAGTCCTAGCACCCGAGGCTGTACTAGCACCAGTACCACCATCAGCAACAGCCAAATCCGTAATTCCGGTGATAGACCCGCCAGTGATAGAAACGTTATTGGCGTTTTGAGTTGACATAGTGCCAAAGCCACTAATGTCAGTATTTGTCAAAACAACCGTGCCCGTATAACCGTTCACAGAAGTCACCGCATCGGTGTTATCAATCTTTTGCCAAATTGAACCGTTAAAGATTGCCCAATCGCCAACAACCCAATCAGTAATGCCGTTTAGGTTTGTATTACCAGCAACAGAAACAACGTAGTAATATCCTTTTGTCCCTACGCTAGAAGTCAAAGTCGGAGTATTTGTAGACGCATTCCATGCGCCTTGATAACTCACACCACCTTGAATAGATGCAGGTATTTGGGAAAGAGGAACAGTACCACCAGAGTCAAGCGTAGCCACGCCATTGGCGACACCAGCGTTTAGGGTAGCAGACGTACCCAAGCCAAGATTTGTACGCGCTCCAGACGCTGTGGAGGCTCCCGTACCGCCATCGGCAATAGCAAGGTCAGTGATTCCTGTGATAGAGCCACCAGTAATACTTACATTCGAGGAATCTTGCGTTGCAATCGTGCCAAGACCCAAGTTAGTCCGTGCCCCACTAGCCGTAGAAGCACCAGTGCCACCGTCAGCAATAGCAAGATCGGTAATACCAGTAATAGACCCACCAGTAATTGCAACACTAGAAGCGTCTTGAGTAGAAATTGATCCCAGTCCAAGATTAGTCCTTGCTCCAGAAGCTGTGGTAGCGCCAGTACCACCCAAGTTGACAGGAACGGTACTCAGGCTAATCGTTGATCCGGTTACAACGATAGGCGAAGTCCCAATGTATTGAATCGTGCCAACAGGACCAACAGTCTCAGTCGTTCCATCAGAGAAATAAAACTCCAGATAAAGAGCGTTATCAATTTCAATAGGAACCACATCGGTAACACTGCGACCAGCTACGCCCCGATCAATGCGAACAATCAGGTTATTTCCGTCAACGACAACAACTTTTTGGATACCCATTTTTTTACCCCTTAGACCACGACAACGCCATCAGAACGAACCAAGAACATCAAGAAAATGATGTTGTCCTCTGCTGGAGTAGGAGAATTAGCAGCAAATGCAATTTTGATACGACCAGTAAAACACGCAGGATTTACCGCATCAATGTCCAATTCAGGATCAGAAGAAATCAACGACCAGGCAGAGTCATCAATAACCAAAGTAAACGATCCAGCCGCATCAACTTTATTGGTGATCGTTAAGTTAATGGTCGTTGGCGTTGGGGTGTAGTTGGCAACATCAAACGAAAGACCGTTTCGAGTATCAATTAGGTTAGATACTTGACGCCTTACGATAGATGCCGTGATCGTGGCTGTACTCAGGTCAACGGGTTCGTTTGCTGAGTCAAGAAGGGTGATGTTCCAATACCATTTCTGGTTGTAAACCAATTCACCAGTAATGAGGGGATTGTCGAAACCACTGACTTGAGTGATTACGTTCTTAGAAAAAAGTGCCATAGCCGTTCCCTGTACACAGTTAGAACATCCGCAAACTTGCGGTTCGTTGTATTGTATTTTTCTTGTGAAATGATGGCAATTTAATATTCAATGATGATTAAACCAGAACCACCAGCACCGCCAGAAAGTCCTGATGCACCACCGCCACCACTATTTGAAGAAGCAGAACCATCGGAATATGAACCACCAGTTCCAATAAAAGGCGCGCAACCACCATAAGGATCAAGTGTGCCATTTCCTCCAGATTGACCGGAAAGATTTAAATCCCCACCAGAAGATGTACCACCAGCACCGCCAGTTACATAACCACCCGCATAACCTTTTCCGGCAACCATACTTGCACCAGTTCCAGAAAATGTCGTATCTTGACCATTATTACCAGCAGCACCACCAGCTCCTACAACATAAGAATATGTATTTCCAGGCGTTACTGAAAAAACTTTTAAACAAGCACCGCCACCGCCACCACCGCCGTAATTTGCACCGCCACCGCCACCACCGCCTCCAATACAAGTAACTTTTAAAGCATAAACATTTGATGGGACAGTAAAAGTCCCAGAACCTGTTGCAGTTTTGGTTATAAAGTTAAATCCACCTGCAATAATTTGACCAACAGCAGACCCCGTTATATTTGTATATGCAACAACATTACCATTCAACGTCATTTGAGTGCCGTTGTAAGAAATGTTAGTTGAACTATCGCCAAAAGCAAAATTGCCAGAAGCATATAAAACACCACCAGAACCTGTCATTGTGGTTCCGCTGATTGCCGCTGTGTTAGATTGAATTGTTCCGCTAACTGTAAGGCTTCCAGTATTTGTTGAAACAGCAGATAACGAACCAACTTTTAAGCTAGAAATGTAAGGCGTTGTCCAAGTAGTTTGATTGGTTGATGTGTCATAAATACCATCAGATTGATAAAGAGAGTTAGTGCTAGAAGGGCTTGGGTCAGAAGCACTCCATGTAGCAGAAAAACCCCATGTGCTTAAAGATTGAGCACTAGAAGGAAATGTAACACTTCCGCTGGTTACGATGCTTCCAGAGGTAGGAATAGGATTGCCAGAAACCCTAGCAAAACAAATTCTCGCCGAGTTACCACCTAAACCAGTGGGTGCCCATGCAAAAGAAGAACTTTTTGCACTGAGAACAGAAGCAGCGCTTTCATTTCCAACAACGTAAGCAAAATAGAACGTACCACCTGGCAAGATTTCATTCAAGAAATCAAAGTTAGTTCCATTTGCCAGCGGTTGAGAATTGGATTGTGAATAAGTGTCAAACAAAATCCAATCAGACGCTGAAGGGCTAGAGTTTGTCGTGTAGAAAAGTTGAACATACGTCACTCGACCAACCGCAGGAATTCCTACTCTTACATCAAAAGAAGGAAGATCACCAGTAGGACGAGAAGCAATAACGGTAGGCGCAGACAACGCAGGGAAATATGAAGGCGCAGCTAATCCACTATTAGGCACGGGTGTGAATTGAGTAATGCCTGCATCGTCATAAACGTCAGCGTTGTATTCGTTTAACTCAAGTCTTGCGCCCAAAGTTCCATCAGGCAAAGAGGCTTCATTAACCTTCATTACCCTAAATAATTTATTAGACCAACCATAATTAGAGTTGGTCACAGAAACCACATTACCAGCATCTACTTGAATGCCGTAATAAGTCGTGCTGAAACTAACAATCAAATCTTCTCTGGCTTGTTCAAGAATTCGGTTTGCCAAATAAGTGGCTTGAACCGAATCATTCACTACGTCAAAACTGGTTGTATATTTGTTGACAGGCTCATTCGGATAGAGAAGACCTGAAGGCGTTTGTAGGTTTACATACTCAGGTTGATCTCTGTTTTCCTTAAACGGAAATTTAGCTTCAATCTGATTGATTGAGTTAGTTATATCCGTGGCACTCAGACGAATCTCACCAATGATATTGGTATCGTCAAAAGAGTATGAAGCAGATTCAGCTTTGTTTATGACAATAGACCATTGACCCGTTGCGGCTTGGTATGCCATCCAAGAATCACACGCAGTCAAGATGCGATCTAAGTTATTGAGTACAGTTTCACCTGCGTTGAGTACGCCGTTAATTCTGTATCGAGATTGAGTCGCAGAGCCTCCACCACTCGGTGTGTAGGTAATGGTTTGATCTGAATAAGAATTCAAAGCCGTAGCACTAGCAGAATCAACGTAAGATGATCCAATAGCACCACCATAAACTGTGTTGGTGATGTAGTCATACCAAACGTCACCAGGCTTTGCTACGCCAGTTGAATTCAGGTAATGGCTACACTTAAATGTGATCGGCTCTAATTGTGTGGTCTGAGCATCGCGGGAGTATTTCAGTTTGACAATAGCAAACGCCAAACCATTCATTTGCCGACCGCTAGAAGGCCAACGATAAGCAGAATCAATGTCTGTTCCACCCATCACCGTAGAAGGTGGAGAGCTTGTGTTCAATCCCGTGATCGTTCCTGATGCGCTGGATTTGTAAAGATAAATCTGAAGCAAATCATTAGTAGCGATTGCGGTATCTACGTTGCCAGCTTCATCCGTCAGGCTTGCAACTGCGTTTGTGTTTCCAGAAGACTTAAATGTAATCAGTCTGTCCCCATAATACATATCAGTCGTATCAAACGTAAACTGACCATTGGGGCTAATACAACTTACCGCGATAACGTAATACATTGTGGTTTGGTCATCAGACAAAACCGCATCCACAAACGTACCGCCTAGATAAGCATCACCATAAACAACAGGAATAGAGTTAGTAGAACTCGGTGGAATTTGCTGACGCACTCCATTGTCTTGTTGTTGATTAGAGCTAGGTTCTTGTGCAAATGTGCGAACCAAAACCTGGGAAACAGCAAAGTTCACGGCAAAAGCCGTAGCCGTAGCAGCAAAGCCAGTGCCGATAATTCCGGCTCCAACAAGTTCAGCAGCAATTAAAGAACCGACCATTTTTATTCCCTGAAGAAAGAAGCGCCAAGAATTGAATATCCGCGCTTTGTGTAATCAATCATTGGACCCATCGGAGATACTGAAGTCACCACCATTTGTATAGTTCCCTCTTTCAGCATTTCCTCTGCCAATCGGTCAAACTCTTTCCAGAGCCTTCCTCCAATCGTCCCATTCCTGTGTTCTGGCTCAACCCACCATAACAATTCATTCAATTCTGTTACTGTCTTGCTCCAAATATTCTTATTCTTCAGAGCAATCAAAACTCCAGTCATGTGCTTATCAATCAGGATAAATCCACGACCCATGATGATCTCAAACAACAACTGTTCAACATCTTTAGGATGATGGTTTCTTGTGT